TTATATACACCAACCGGTACCTGATCTAAAAATCTTACTTGTGCCATTATTATCTGATATAAATATGGTGATTAAGGGATTAAAGTTGATCTTTTTCTAGCTTCTGTAAAAGAAGGATCTTCTGTTATAATTCTATCTCCTACTACTTGACCTTCAAAAAATACTGGGTTAGAAGTGGTTTCCATACTAAATATAATTTTAGTTTTATTAGAGAATTTTTTAATAGCTGTTATGTCTTTTTGTAATATTTCTGGTATTATATATCCATTAATTTTAATATCAAATGTGCTTCTAACTACACGTTCATCATTATTAGTTAATTCAGTTTGAAAACCAAATGAATCAATCATTGCTTTAAATTGATAACGTTGAGGATTACCCCAGTAAGCATCAGAGGCATATTCCATTGCCTCTACTATTTTATTTAATTGTTCTACATAATAAGTAAAAACAATACAAGTATAAGTAACTGTTAAATAATCAGGCATTACCACAGCATAATATTCTTGTTGTGGGATTCTATTATTTAATACTTTAAAATTATCATAGGCATTTCTTTGAGTATATCGTTTATTAAATACACCAAAGTTTTGAGGATTATTAGCATCTAATTTATTAGCGATTTGTCTATTTTTTGTAATATCATTTCGCTTAAACATAATTAATGGAGCTTGTATTTTACCTTGTTGATCTCTATAATATCCATCTTTTTGATATGATTTCCATTTTTCAGGTGAACCATAAATTATAGGAACAGGTAAACGAGCACCATTTTGGATAACTGAGGGTTGTATTACATTTTCAAAATAATAAAAAATTGCTTCATCTATATCTTGAATACCTACACTAAAAGGTTTTACAGTATCTCCTTTAAAGGATGTTTGTAATGCTCTGTTTTCAGTTGGTGAAGGGTTAAAATTATTAGGATTGCCTGCTTCTGGACTAAAGGGAACAACTTGTTCATTACCGAGTTGTTTTTGGGTTTTTGGTATTGGTTTTCTTACATTTGGCATTACATTCTTGATTTAATAATGTTTAATCTATCTGAGGGAACATAGTGGCAATCACATCTTACTTCCACGCTATAACCAAATTGATCTAATCCAGGGTTAATGGGGTTATTTCCATTTCCATCATTGTTAGGAAAAGATGGATTTTTTCCTGTAAAATATTGAGTATCATAGGTATTATCTACTTCCCAATACCCATTTTGATATTGAATTACATCTCCTACAGCAGGTTGTATATTAGCTCCATAATTTCCTGGAAGAGGATTTAAGTTAGATCCAAAGCTCATACTTACATTAAAATCTAAGGTAGGACTTAATAAATCATCTTTTAAAAATCTAAAAGTTATAGGCCAAGTAAAATCTACACCTAAATCACTTGTAGGAGATTCGGGGGATCCTAATTCTACTAAAGCAAATAATATAATAGGATCAGCAAAATTTCTTCCTTCTACAGATTCACCATACATATTTGTTTTTGTAGTAGTAACATTATACTTATAAAATATTACTTCTTGAGATATAATATTTCCCATCAACTCTCGGTTGACTCTTCTAAACATTGAAACATCTCTAGCACCTCCGTATAAAGCCATCTTATCCTATAAAAATTGTCATTGGTACTTGATTAATTTCTTGAACTCTTGCTACTGATTCTGCTGCTCTTCTTTCAAGTAAAGCTTGGCGTGAAGTTGAATCAAAATATTCTCTTAATCTTGTAATTAATGCTTCTTTTTCAGTAGCCGCTGATGATACTAATTCATTACCATTTAGTGTTACTTCAGCTCCAGGAATTGGAATAGTTGAGTATTTATTTCTAACTAAACCTAATACTTCTTTTGCCTTAGCTAAAGTATATTCAAATATCCAGCTTCTACCTATTGAACTAATATTTGAATAAACAGGATTTACATAAGGAGCATTTCCGACATTTACAATTTTATTAGTACCCTCTGCAAAAGCAGCATCTATTCTATCTTGTATTTTTATAAAATCAAATATTAAAAATTCACCATAATATAAATCCTCACCACCATCTAAATCCGCACCAGCAAATCCAGTACCTGGTATTGGGAATACAGATAATATGTTGTTTATAACATTAAACGTATAATTTGAAAGTGTTACTGTATTTTGCATTTCAATTGCTTGAATGTTTTGCATAGTAAAACTTGTAGGCATCATTAAATAATTAGCATATCCATATCCAAATCCATATATTCCAGCAGGTGGAACACCTCCTAAACCACCTTGTCCTGTCATAAGGGCAGTAGAATACAATTGATTAATTGCTGGTGGGGGTTGGTAAAAAACATTTTTAATTTCAATACCGCCTACAATGCCCTGTTCTTCAGCCCATGCTGCTAAATCATATGTTTGTTGTCCAGGAACTAAAGTTAATCTACCTTTAAGCCAATCCACATTACCTCCCGCTCCTGCTTCCTCACCATATTGTTGAGATAATCTAACAATAGTAGCCATTGTAGGTGTAAATACAGAATTATTAACATCAATTCTATCAGATGCCCCTTCTAAAGATAAATAATTATCTCTTAATTGATAAGCATATAATTCATTTCCATATATAGTTACAGCTTCTTCAAATCCAGCCCAAAAGTTAATATCTTGTAATTCTACGTTTTCAATAGGATAACCTAAACGTAAAGCACAAAAGTTAGCTACTTTATTAGCATCTGTTTGGAATTGAGAATCATCATCATAAAATCCAAATGGTGTTGGTGGTGGCCATACACTAGGTGAACCATAGTATGATGAAGATACTTGAGCAAATGAAGATGAACCAGGCCAAATTGGGATGTTTGCCATATTGTTTTTATTAAGTTGTTACAATGTAATATTCTATACTTGCGGCACTTCCCGAAGGTTGTACTTTAACAGATTTAATATCATCAAATACTAAACCACTTGTGCTTCCAGTCATTTTACTTGTAGACATCATATACGAGCTACCTGTAGCTATTAAATAACTCATTGCCTCTGTGGAGGAAGATATAATTAATTTAATAGGAGCAACAGCTGAATTATTAGTTACTCGAATGTATTGAACACTACTTGTTACAAATGTACCAGCACCAGGTACTGAATCCATTGAAAATAATGTAGTAACTGAACCTGTAGGAACACTTAAAATTCTATTATCTACGTAATTTATACCATTAATAGTATTAGATACAGAAGAACCTACATTATCTCCGTTAAGTGTTAAAATTTCAAATATTTGGGAAGTAAAAGTTGCCATGCCTTTTTCGTATAAATATTGAAAAAGTATGGTTCTAACTTACTTTTTGGAATTTCCGTTTGTACCTGAGGATCCTAAACTCATTCCTTTTTCATATGCGTCATTATATAGATTAATTAATTCCTCTACAATTGGGTCTCTATGGTTTTGTTTTAAAGATATTGCCTCTAAGTTTTTAATACGTTTAGCAGCTGAGTATAAAAATTTAAACCCAGAATCACGTTTTTGTTTTAAATCTACTTGAGCATCATCACCACAAATAATCATTTTAGATCCTTTACCAATACGAGTTACAATCATTTCCATTTGCTCGTGTGTTACGTTTTGTGCTTCGTCTACAATTACGATACAATTTACAAATGTTCTACCTCGCATAAATGATACAGGAACAATCTCAATTTGACCTTCAGCAATACATTTTTCTACTTTTTCTTTATTATAAAGTAAAAACATATTTTGGTAGATTGGTTGAACCCAAGGATCCATTTTTTCTCTTAAATCACCAGGTAAAAATCCAATTTCTTCTTTAGATACTGTTGGTCGGGTAATAATTACCTTTTCAACCTCTCTCATAAACAAACGTTCTAAACCAATTTGACAAGCAAGTAATGTTTTACCTGAGCCAGCAGCACCTGCTAATAAAGTAATAGTACTTTCTAATATTTTTGCTTTAGCCTGTTTTTGTTCTTCGTTTAATTGTAATTTAAAAGTTATTGGATTTTTTGGCTTACGCTTTTCTTTGAAGATCTCGTCTTCGTGGTTAGGTTGTATGTTCATTGAAATTAATTTTTACAAGTTGGTCTAAACCAGCATTAACATGCATGGCATCATCTAAACATAACTCGAAATTATATCTGTCATCTAATGGTAACACTAAATCAACTTGTGAACCCCATCTAATTAAAGAAAATCTTTCATTTTGAGCAAAAACATCGTTTTGATCCATAGTAAATGGAGCAATAACGTTTACATCCTCGTCGGCAATCTGAATTAAGTAATAAGTATAATCTAAAGCAGGTGAATAAATTTTATTCCACATACGCTCGTTATACTTTAAATACTCCATATTTGCGGGGTTAATCTTTTTATTTAATATATCTTTTTCAACCGCCAACATTGGTTTATTAGTCGATTGAATCGCGTCTAGTGGTTTATATGACAGCAGACCTCCGTAAGGTATACGATTGATATGAACATCATAAAATGACATAAATATACCAATAACTAG